AAAGCAAGACGCAGGGACTGTCGCAGGAGTTTCCACGGCGCAAATACTACCCGCAGGGTAGCTACACTACCACAGGCGGGACGGTGACATCGACCGGAACCACGAACGACACCTGCCTCATAGCGCCATTTGTACCACGGCGGGAGGTGTTAATGTGACCATGACGGAAGCGGAAGGACGGAAAGTTGCGGAAGCGGCGAAGACATGGCTGGGCACTCCGCACGTTAACGGTGCAAGGGTGAAAGGCAAGGGAGTGGACTGCGGGATGCTATTGATAGGTTCGCTGGAGGACGCAGGAGTCATGGAACGCAACAGCATGGAGATAACTCCCTACAGCAACGAATGGCACCTGCACCACAGCGAGGAATGGTTTTTGAGTTACGTGAAATCAAAATGCCGGAAGGTACGCAAGCCGAGGCCGGGAGACTTTTTGTTATACCAGTATGGCAGGTGCGTAAGTCATGGCGCTGTGTATATTGGTGACGGCAGGGTGGTGCACGCTGTCATCCGGCAGGGCGTTATCATGTCGGATACCAATGAAGTACAGTTTGTGGATGCCAAAGGGCAGAGCCGTCTGCGTGGCATTTATCGATATAACGGAGGGGATAAGTAATGGGTCTGTTTGGTGGTGGACGCAACACAGTAACGCGGGCAGACAAGATAAGCAATTTCACAGTTAACACTGCGGAATATGGTGCGCCCGTTATGGAACTGCTGGGCACCACGCGGATAAGCGGCAACGTCATCTACTACGACGATTTTACTGCCCACGAACACCGGGAAACCCAGCGCACCGGCAAAGGCGGGAAGTCTACCAGCACAAATATCACCTACACTTATACCGTGGCTGTGATACTTGGGCTGTGCGAAGGCCCTGTCACCGGTATCGGTAAAGTATGGAAAGATAAGGAAATATACACCTATCCGGATGACAACATCCAGCTGACGCTGTTCACCGGAACGCAGAGCCAGCAACCGTGGTCATACGTTGTGGGCAAGCATCCGGAGAAGGCGCTGGCATATGAAGGGCTGGCATACATGGCTGGCGTTATTGACCTTGGCGATTCTGCCGGGATGCCCAGCTACAATTTTGAGGTCAAGGGACAGTTGCTCAGCACTGGCGACGGTATCGACGTAAATCCCATGGACTACATCAAATATGTGCTGGCAAAAGTTGGCCAGAGCAACGCCACCATTTATGGCGAGGAGAATTTCCGTAATTACTGTGCGGAGGCTGATTTGTTAATCTCCACGCCTGCGGATGCAACCGGGGCACAGGAAGCGCAAAAAATTATCAATGAGATAGCACAGTTGTGTGGCGCTTATTTCTTCTGGTCGAATGATGCTTACAAGATTGTCCCGCTGGCTGACCGCCCGGTCGGTGATTGGGAACCGGACAAGACCATTCGCTATGATCTGACAGTGGATGATTTCATTCCGCAAAACGGGTCATGCGTAACGTGGAGCCGGAAAGACTCCAGCAACCAGTACAACCGGTACACCGTCGAGTTCATGAACCGGGAAAACAACTATGAGAAAGAAAGCGTAACCTACGAAGATGCTGCCGACATTGCGGAACGTGGCGTAAAACAAGCGCCCACCATCAACGCAAATTATATCTACACCAAAGAACGTGCGGTTGTGATAGCGGAAGCAGCTGCCCGGCGGAATAAAGTTGGCAAAAATCAGTATCAGTTCAGATTGGGTTGGGCGTTCTGCCGGCTGGAACCGGGCGACCTTGTCCGGATCACCGACGAGGCTTCCGGCATCGACAACACCGTGGTAATTATTACCGATGTGCAGGAGAGCGCCGACGGCCTGCTGGCGGTCACTGCTATCTCTTGGTTCCAGGATGATTATGGTGCGGCCGCTTATGACGTCCATGAGGTTGACAGGCCGAATATCGATTTCAATGTACCGCCCGGCGACACTGCCACTCCGATAATCTTCCAGCCGCCTGCGGATTTGACCACAAACGGGTTGGAGGTATGGATAGCGGCCAAGGGCGAACAGCCGGAAAGCTGGGGCGGGTGTACGGTGTATGTCAGCGATGACAACGAATACTACCGCACGCTGGGTCAGATAACCAACACGGCAAGGTTTGGCCCGCTGGCAAGTACCATTACGGCTGACGCAACCTCGCTGGAAGTCACCATCAACGGCACTATGCTGAGCGGAAGCCAGCAGGATGCAACGAGGGCAAACACGCTGTTATGGATTGACGGCGAGTGTATGAGTTATACTACGGCCACGCTGTTGCAGAACGGTAATTATCAGCTGAGCGGGTTGATTCGTGGGCAATATAACACCACGGCAGCGGCACATAGCGCTGGTGCCATGATGGTACGCTGTGACGAGGCACTGTTGCGGGCGCCGTTCTTTAAGGAAGATGTCGGCAAAACTTTATGGTTAAAATTCTGTTCATACAATATTTTCGGCGCCGCGGAACAGAGTCTTGATGAGGTCGATGCGTATCAGTATGTACTGCAGGCTTATTACATCCCGCCCGTGACGAACGTGGCGGCATACAACCGCTACCGGATGATTAAGGACGGCGTGGCACGGTATGATATCGTGGTCAGCTGGACACCTCCAGACCTCCAGAGCTATCTGGAAGGGCAGGTGTGGTACAAGACCGACCACGGGCAGACATTTAACATTAATGATGTCGCTGGTATTCCTGTCAGCCAGTTAGGTTTTCAGGGTGAATGGGTATTCGGCGGGAGCGGGAAGAATCAGGTCACCATTCCGCAGGCTGTGGTTGGTGATACCTACCGCATAGCTGTCACCACGAAGGATGAATGGGGCATGGCAACCGCTCCTGACTTCGCGCCGTATACCACCATTACTGTAGCACTGAAGACCGAGACACCTAACACACCTGATAACTTTAGCATTGCGTTCGGATCGCAGATTGTTTGTAGTTGGAGTGAAGTTACCAACAGCGATATTCAGTTCTATGAGATAAGGCGGGACACGAATCCAGGTATCGAAAGCGAGAACATGCTGGGGCGTACAAACGGCACGTCGCTGGCTGTTACGCTGACACAGAGGAGCGGGACGCTTTATCTGTACGCCAAATCGCCCAGCGGGAAATATTCCGCTCCTGCAAGGCTAATTTATGCCAAAGAAGCACCACCACGGCCAGCAAAGCCTGATGTATCTGCTAACCTTGGCAGTATTAATATTGTGGCAGAAGCAATACCCAACGGATGCCTTGGAATGAGGGTATACATCAATGGTGATGGCATCGTATCTGCATTTACCGAAAATAACACCTATACTCATAGCTGTGAAGCAGGGATATACGATGTAAGTGTTGCGTACGTTGATATTTTTGGCGAGGGACAACGAAGCACAGAATCACGTATCGTCATTAAAAAGACCATTGATGCAAAGTTATTGGAAGATGAAGCTATTAATATTGCAAAGGTAGATGGTGCTATCCGTAGTGCGTTGGAAGATGCAACAAACAGTGCAAAGGATTTAATCACTGTACATGGCGATATAAACACTGTGAATGCCCGTATCGAAGAAGTGAAAAGCTATGGTGAGGGTACGCATAATGAACTGGTGGAAACGCAGAACAGCGTAACACGCACTATTGCAAGGGTTGATAAAAACGAAGCCAATATTACACAGGTAACGCAGGACGTAAACGGCTTGCGTAGCACTGTGGAAAGCATTGACGTTGAGGGCGATGTCAGCGAAGCATCGGCATATCTGCAATCGTTGATAGAACAACAAAGCGATAGGATTACCACAACAGTAAGCAAGCTGAATGGCAATATTCCTGATGGAGATACGCAGTTTACTACCATATCGCAGTTGCAACAGACGGCTGACGGATTATCAAGCACAGTAGCGCAGAAAGCCAATACAAGTGCGCTTAATTCAGTAAATAGTACACTGACAAGTAAAATCAACCAGCAGGCAGATAAGATAACAACTGTTGTTACTGCATTGGGTGATTATACGGATAGCTCACAAACCGATTTTTCTGCTATTGCACAGTTACAGGATAATATTGAGCTAAAGGTTAGCAAGTATGATGCTACAAAAGCCGATGACCTTATTACGCAGATAAACCTTGCACCACAAGGCGCAACGATAAAAGGTAAAGTGATAACCCTTGATGGCGATGTATTATTCGTTGGAAACACTTTCTTCCAAAAGATGATAACGGCTGGCATGTTAAATGTTATTAAAGCAAATATCAATAGCCTGTCAGCATTGTCTGCTAACATCGGTGAATTTACCACGACTAACAGCACAGGAAAAGTTGTTATTAAAGGTTCTGTAATAGAGGTGTATAGCAAAAGCGGTAGTAACTATATTCTGCGTGTGAGGTTGGGATTATGGTAACTTACATTGCAATAGCGGTAATCATATTGGTTGCCGCTATTATCTTTTATCGGAAAAAGAGGAAAAAAGATATGCCAGCAGGATTGCAGATATTTGACGAAAATGGGAAAGTTGTCGTAGATATGACATCACGAACATCAAAAATTTTGGGCAGAGTTACTGTGGGAGAAAAAGACGGCTCATTGACGGATGAACGATTGCTTGATGGGAATATGTGGTCACAGATAGAAAGCATTAATTTAAATATTGGATACATGAAATGGACTTATGGCGGCTTAAAAATAACGTCAAACGGTTCAAAGTTATCGTGGCAACACATTGACAGTAGTGTTGGATATGTTTTCATATATGGAATATATTAGGTGGTCATATGGCTAACGCAGGATTTGAAGTTATTAACAACAATGACGTTTTGCTCATAAACGATTCTTATATGAATTTGGCATTGAGCAGAAAGGTACAAGTTTCGACATTACCATATTGGTTCGCTGATGTTAAAGATGGATATATGGTTGAAGGCAGTAAGTTTTCTTTTCGCAAAATACTTCTTGGCGAAAAAGAAACATTGGCTTTTCTTGGGGGAATAAGCGGTAGCGGTTCTATTGATGGATTTATAACCAAAGATTATTATGCCGCCAGTATTGGGCAGAACGCATATTACATTGTGCTTCGCAAAGGCGTAAACGCATCTTCTTTATATGTATATGTCTTTGGTGAATATAACAACATTGGTGATAGTACTCACTATGGATTGCAAATCTTTGACGAATATCAAAAGTTGGTTTTTTCAAGTAACAAAAAGCCTTTAAAGGTTTTGCACCATAGCATAGTCAATGATGGATACACGGTTGATTCAACAAAAAAAGTAGCAATTAATATTGCAAATGTTCACATAGGCATTCCGTATTTTGAAATCGGCGATCCTGACACGCCTTTATATATTGATGGTCATTATGCTGGCGAAGAAGATGACCGGGATTTTCTTATGCAATATATGAGCAGATACTTTGAATCAGATGTTCCTGCCATAATTGACGGAAAAGTTACACGTAGAGGTTTCCATAATGACCATTCAAATTATGGTATTGGCAATGACCCGATATGGACATGGAACGGATTTATATACACAGTTATTGATGTAACCAACTACTAAAGGAGGAAACCAATGATTAAAACAACCTATCAGACGCCTGAACTACGTGACAGTAACGATAACGTAGTACAGGAAGGGGCATTCGGTAAGAATAGTCCATTGACAAATGCTACCAACGATGGAGCGTTCGATTATATCCTGAACAACCTTGAAGCGTTACATGATACCATTGGCGATTCTGCACCTACGCTTGATGGTAATGGACACGTTGTTGAACCTGCCAATCTTGCTAT